GTTCAGGTGTCGCCTTCATTGGATGTCCCGCTAGATGACCCGGTGGGTCAGCAGGCGGTATCCAATGAACCCACTTACGCACGATCTTGTGACTCCAAGTGGGTACCGAGCTTCGTATAACTCTACAAAACTCCGGCGGGCCTGATGCGTTCACTGCCTGAGGGATGATCGATTCGTAACTCTTGAAGAGCGACGAACCGTATACATCTTCTTTAGGACGGGAAAGCAAAAGTCCCAACGACGTAGAATCGGGGTCAGCCTCATTAGGCTTAATCCGATTCTTGTCGAGATGCCAGAGAAATAGTGACCGACTATCCAAGTTCAAGATAGTTGACGTCTTGTCAACAAAACACTTGTACATAGGGATTTGTCGGTACCTTTTTAACGTAGTAGTTATCAGACCTAGGGAGTACGCAGTTGTGACGTCTATCCAGACGCCACTACTACTTACACCGTTGTAAGGAACTAAGGGCAATCTCTCTTTCCAAACAATAGAAAGAAGGAAATTCCAAAGCTCCCCGTTGGGCACGCACACTCGTGCGAGTCCATTTACGAGGTGACAAAGAGCACTCTTACGAGGACTCTCTTCACGCAAGTAAAACGGTGTCACATCAATGCCTTCGAAGTAGTCACCACCGCAAGATTCCCGAAAGGGACCCTCCCGGAATGACTTATCTTCGTTGACAGTGAAACCTAGGAATGCAAGGAGCTCAACCAACGCATCATAACAATCCGAAGATATTATGATGTCGTCACCATACACGTTGTATGTTGACGGTTGGAGAGCATCACAAGCCGCTGCGAAAACCAGAGACTCCAGCCCGAATGTACATCCGTTCCCCATAGAGGAGAACTTCTCGTACATTCCGACATTGCCACCAAAACGGTAGCACGGAGTTCGGATATCTGAAAGATAACGTCTCCAATCCTCAGGAAAGAGGAGATGGATGACGTTAGCAGCCAGAGTATCCGATGCCATCGAAAGATCCACTGTGGCGTTAAGCCCAGTAATCGACGATGATCTCGCAAGTTTCTGGTTAACAGACTGGTCGTCTAAGTGAATTCCATTCATGGAAAGCCTAGACTTAATCCAACCATCGAACGCAAGCTGAAGCGGAATATTTGATTCCGGTTCGCAAGCTATGAGACGGTCGGTTTTCCAGTTCTTCGGTACTGCTTCAACCCTGTTCCAATTGCAAAACCGTGGAGTCGGCACATTATAACCATAGAATTGGTACAATGCGCGGACGTACGGCCAAGCTTTTGGAGTAACAGTTGGGCGTAAGCTTACCTTGAGATAAGGCAAGCTCTCCTTCCTGCTACGGGTTGCAGAGGCGCCGGAAGTAAGCCTAATCCTTTGAGGAAGATCCTCGAAGAATTCGTTAAAGCTACCTAGAGTCTTACGAATGTAAGTCTCCATGCGGCTAAGGACCTTATGCCTTGCGAGATTCTGACCGTACTCACGTTCAGAATTCCACTCGGTATAATACTCCTCAATCCGCGCGTTGGTCTCAGCACAGAGGGCTTCGGCAGTCACGAATGACTGCTTGGCCGCCTGTAGAGCATCAGCGCGTACGGTAAATGCGGCATTCTTTTTAAAGAATGCCTCGATTTGCCGAAGGTGCTTAAACGTAATGACGTTATGACTATTCGAGTCATAAAGCTTACTTACTGTCGTCAGAGCGGCGAGGTTACGACTACGAATGTAGCCTAAAATAACTTCGCTAAGCTCTGCCAACTCATGGCGATAGTCTGAAACATACATCCGACTCACGTCGTATGTGATGTTTTGAGTTTCCATCACGGATATACTCCTTTCTCATTTGCTAATTGCTTATACCAGGGGTACAAGCGCCAAGAGAGCTACTTAACTCTCAAAACGTGAAGTACCCCAAATGGGGCCTCTAGTCCTTTAGGGACCGGAGATCACACTGTATACGCAAAATGTCGGTGATAAAAGTTATCCATCTCGGACAACTAGTATCAGGTACTTCTGAACTTCGCAACCAGGAACGATATGTGCAATCGGAACCCGCCAGTATAATGAGAATTATACTGTACAGGAAGAGCCGAGGCC